ATCTAAATTATATTTTTTAAATGAATAAACTAAATCAGGATAGGCTATTTGAGCTATAGCAGCCCCTAAGCTATGACCCGTGACTACCAGAGGCAACCCGAACTTTCTTAAGCTTAAGACCTTATCTCTAACTTCTGCCCAGGGGACTAAGAAACCAGATCTAACCTCTACACTTCCTGTATCGCATCCACAATACGGATATTCTTGATGAAAGTATTTCACATTAGTTATCCAATCTAAAATACCAGTAGTACCCCTAAAACCAAGGTAAATATAATTATTATCCTTTCCTATTAGAAACTGGGTATCTGTTAAAACATCCATCCCCGATTTGTGAAAATAGGATCTATCAGAAACGAAAGCTGCCTTTACTATAATTTCATCAGTAATCATCATTTTTTTTTAAGACAAAGTGAATTAACCTTGTGTCAATACATAAACTGTATGTCTATACAGTGGTTGAATTTGTTTATATTAATTTAAGTCAGTAAAAAAATCTACTTATCCTTCAAATAAGTTGAAATAAGAAGCCAACGCTCTACCGTTAGGTTAGCTTTGGTAGTCCACTGAATTGCCCACTCCAACCTGATGGTTTAGAGTTGGCTTTTCAGTAAAAATAACAGAAAAAACATTTTCAAAGATCTCTATGGGTCGACTTTATAAAATACACATATTAAGGACAGGTACTTTCCCTGACGGGGAGGGGGACCTACAGACATACAACCCTGAAGACTTAGAACTAATAGCAAAATCGTACAATCCTGGTTTATATAAAGCCAAAATTGTCTTAGGTCATAATGAGGATCTGCAAGCAATGTTCAAAGGTGATTCTGCACCTGCCTTTGGTGAAGTTATCTCCTTAGAGAAACAAGGTAATAATCTGTGGGCTAATGCCAAATTGGATGATGAGTTTGCAGATTTACTAGAAAAAGATCCTCCCCCTTATGGTGACAGATCGGCAGCTTTTTATGCTTCTGATTCTAAGTTTAATCCTACACCAGGAAAACAATACCTTAGACACATAGCATTTCTTGGTGCCACGCCACCAGCCATAAAGGGACTAGGGAAATTAGTACGGTTTGGAGAAAATTTCAGTACAGATATTAAACAAATAAGAAACATGGAAAACATTCAAGAGTTAGTCAAAAGACTGCTTGGTTCTGGTGGTTTCATAGGAAATATAAATGTAATAATTCCTGATGAAGACGACCCTAATACAGGCTGTTTCACTGATGACGATGACAACAATTACACTTACACCCTAGAATACAGTGAAAAAGAAGGCAACTGTGTTTCTTACAAGAAGGGTAAATCAGCAATTCAGTACGAGGAAATTGAAGTCCCTTCAGAGGATTCACCACCAGAAGAACAAGATGCCTTCTTAAAACAGTATGCTCAGGACTTTTTGATCTCACTATTAGAAGAAGGAGATCAGGGATATAAAGGGGAAATCAACGATTTAGACCCAATTCCCTCTGAAGAAAATGAATACCTGTATGATGCTGACAAGGATGCTTTTATTGGGAAATTTTATGACCCGACCTCAGATTATCCGGATGGATTCAATTTTTACATCAGAAAGTTAGCAGATGGCACTTGGGAAAAAGCTTATAAACCTGTTGAATCTGGGGCATTAACTTTTTCGGAGGGTGAAGAAGTAAAACCTGACAAATCTGATGAGGAAGAAACTGATGTTTCTGATGAAGAAGGAACTGATGTTTCTGATGAAGAAGAAACTGAAACACCTGATGAGTTCGATTTCTCGGAAATTGACAAACTATTATCCCAAGCAGGAATAGATGTTTCCCAGTTTAAAAACACATCGGATGATGAAGATAAAGAAGTCACTTCCCACAATGAGCCTGTTCTAGATGAAACTGAAGAAGAAGATGAAGAAGAGGAAAAAGAAAGTGATGATCCAGATCAAATGTCATTGACTGCTAATATTCTTGAGGTACCGGATAAAGAATATTTGAAACCTCTAGATTCTGGTGATGAAACTTATTTGGCGGAAGGAAAACTACCAAAAATAAATCCTGTTCTGGAATCTGATGATAACCAAGAGGTCGTTAATGCCCTTCGGGATGAAGTCAGAGCATTAAGAAGTGAACTACTCACTAAAACTAAGGATGAGATGTTTTCTTATGCTGAAAATCTTTATACATCCGGTAAATTAATTGAATCTGTTGTACCAAGAAACGAACTGGTTGATTTCCTGATGCTTTTAAATAACAGCTTTAAGTCTATCAATTTCAGTGAAAGTAGCAAAGAAAAGCCAATTGATTGGTTTAAAAATCTTCTATCCTCTGTTACAGAAAATCAACAAGCTGTAGTATTTGGTGAAATGGAAGAAATTGCAGAGAATCCTGAATTAAAAACCCAGTTTACTAAAGTTGCAGCCGGGTATTCAGTAGATCCAGGTAAGGCTGAAATTCACCAAAAAGCTCTAGCATTTTGTGAAAAGAACGGAACAGATTGTAAAGATCCTACCCAATATGTTAAGGCTGTTGCTGCCGTTAGTTAATACCTAAAAAGTTTATATATTATTAAATAAAAAGGAAATCGAAAAAAATGTCAGACCAATTATCTAATTTAAGAGTTATAGATCCAGTATTAACTAACATAGCTCATGGCTATGTTCAAGCTGATTCTATTGCTCCATTTATCGCCCCTATTGTAGAAGTTCCAGTAAGAGCTGGTAAAGTTATCAAGTTTGGTAAAGAACAGTTTCTAGTTGTTGATACCAGACGCGCCCCTGGTGCTGAACTAAAAAGAGTTCGTGTTAGTTATACTAACGAAAATTATTTACTTTATCAACACGCTGCTGCTGCCGAAGTGACCCAAGAAGAGTGGGAAGAAGCCATGAATGGTCCTGCCCAAGTAAATCTTCAAACAGCCGCCGTTCAAAGAGCCGCTCAAGCAGTTGCACAAAGTCTGGAGAAAGAAGTTGTTTCACTAATTACCACCTCTGGTAATTATGAATCAAATTGTTATGAGTCCCTCGCCGGTACCGATCAATTTGACCATTCCCAATCTGATCCAGAAGTAATTGTCAATGAGTTTAAAGAGGCTATTCGTTCTCAAGTAGGTGTTTATCCAAACTCTATGGTTATTGCTCCCAATGTATATAAGGCGTTGAAACAGCACCCGATCTTCAGAGATAGAATCAAGTACACCTCTGTAGGTACGGTTAATTTAGATTTGCTTGCTCAGTGGTTTGATTTAACAAGAGGGGTAAAAGTAGCATCGAAAGTATATCTTGATGATGCCACCGGAAAACTGGTAGATTTCGTTAACAACAGTGTTGTATTATTCTATAATCCTGAAGGAGGTATTGGTCAAGGACTAACTCCAGTGGGAGGAGATGATCGTGCTAAACCTGCTTTTGCTTACAGTTACGCACTCAAAAATTATCCTGTCGTTGGAACTCAACGTTATAATGCTGACCGCCGCGTTTTCATTAATGATTTTGTGAGTGAATTACAACCACAATTAGTTGGGTTAGGATCTACTGGTAAAGTAGGAGCCGGTGCTTTACTGGCTAATGTTCTAGCAAACCCCTAAGTCTTAACTAAGACCCCGTTAAAATCCCTCGTATTTAGGGGGATTTTTTTTGTTTATTTTCTGTTAGAAAAAAAAAGAAAAAAACCATGAATATAAACTCGATTAATAAAGACCTAATAATGATCCTGTCCGGGTTGAACGATATCCCTGATTTAAAAACAGCGATCTCTTATGGTAATAGTGTTTTGGCCTTAATCAAACTAGAAAAGGACCCTAAAGTTCTTCAGGAATCCTATAAAACCTTGCTTAGACTTTATGATTACATTTCCTTCCATTGTAAAGAGGAAGAAGCCATACATCAAAACCCTAAAACCATCGTTTTCTTAAAAAAAGTTCGGCTATTCCTAGAGCAACAAGAGGAATTAAATAACTCCTCAGAGGATAGTAAAGACTTCTCAGAGGAGCAAATAAAGGCTTTTAAGCTTCTTAAAGATTTATACCCTAGTATTTCCAAGCCATAGGCTATCCCCGGTAAAAACCATTAGGGTAATTAGTCCATGCTGTTCCAGGACTGATGAATCTTTCCGAGAAATAACATTTGTCGGACTGTGCCCTAAAATTATTTAGGCCGACACTTACCACAGACCTGGAAACTGCATTATAAGTTGATAATTTATTATATTCAACTTTAGGAAATTCCTTTGGGGGGATATCTAGATTATGTGTTAATCCAGATGACGCTATCGATC